GGTGTAGGGGTTGGTGTCGGTAAATTACATCCAGTACAACCTGATATCAACTCTATTATTTCAACCACAACCCTATTTGGTGATCCTCCAACATTTTCGGTGTATGTAACACACTGTATTTGGTCAGAATTAAAATCACTTAACGTAACAACAAACGTCGTTCCTGTGGTTATTTGTGATCCACTAAATAATAAATTGTCAGATACGTAATATATATCGGTCGTCTGACAGTCGACTAATTTCTTAACGGTAGGACAAACAAAATAACCCTGATCAACAACAAATGTAACACTTTCTCCCGTAACAGGTATTCCTGTCGGTGTCGGTGTTGGTGTAGGAGTCGGAGTTGGTGTAGGGGTCGGTGTAACCTCACTGTATGATAAATTAGCACTAAACCCAGAACAAGGGTCAACCGTAGGGGTTGGTGTGGGTGTAGGTGTAGGTGTTGGAGTTGGCGTAGGGGTCGGAGTTGGGGTTGGTATATCACACTCCAATAAAATATCAAAATCTAAAATAGAACAAGGGTCTGTTGGTGTGGGTGTCGGAGTTGGACAAATACCTGAAGATTGAATGCTTGGAGCAAAATCAGGACATTCACTTGTCGTTGGGCTTGATCCGTAAAACTCACAAACACCACCTAAAGATGAACTTAAGCACCATTTTGTTGTGTCAAAATAAACGTATCCAGGATTTGTTCCTCCTGTAAAATATATATGACCATTATAACTACCGTCAATTTGGTATGTTCCGGTTATTGCCGAATACGTACTACCCAATAGTTCGATACATATAGTGTCGTCACAACACGAATAACATGACGGATCGGTACACCCTGTAACCACAGTTGCGGTACCAACTAACGATGTTGTTACTATTGTTGGTGTTGTTGCGGTAACAACAGTATAGCACCCTTCAACTATAACCGTATCTCCGGTCACATTAAAAACAGTACCTAAAGTTTGTAACCCAAGCCAACTCGTTGCACTATATGATATTTGATTGTAACAACAACTACTTAATATTATGTCAGCCATTCAATTTTTAAGTTTTTTATATAAATAACAGGAATTTCATTTTATTAATTGTTTTTATCAATTGATTATGAAATCTTTTCTATTTATCCAATTATCTGTATTATTGTAAACCCAATAAACCCATTTGTATGGTATCTCTAAGGTTTTAAATTGTATTTTTAATTTTTCTTGGTATTCTAATAAATCTTTTCTATATAACACGTCACCATTTTCATTTTCAATAGCGATGTAAATGAATTTAAAGTCTTCCGTGTATGGAATGTCAAATTCATATTCATATTCTTTTTCGTCTTTTAGGTACCACTCGCTGTAATCATTAATGGGGGGCTCAATACCTTTTAATGTTTTCGGGTGTAGTTTTTTATATTTAAAGTTTATTCCAGCATAATCTTCATACTCTTTATGTGTTCTTACACTTCCTAAACCATATTCACCTAAATCAATATTGTTATCCTCTTCTTGTAACATATGTCTGAGTCTTTTTTTTGCCTCGTTGTCCATTTCTGACCATTGTTTTTCAACAACACCAGATTTTTTGTTATCTTCATTAAAATCGGTCCAATGTTTTGTTTTACCCTCTCTTGTATATTCGTGCCAAATAATTGTTTTATGTGGGTGAAAAAAATCATAACCTAAAGTGTATGATCTAATTGCTAAACTAATCTCATCGCCAGCAAAGTATAAATTAGGATCATACTTATATTCTTCACAGTGTTTTCCTATTGTAAAAAAATAACCACCCGCAACAAATCTAGACCTAATCGGTTTTTTTAAATCTTGCCAATTCTCGATTGGGGTTGGAAAAAACATTATAGTTCCGCTTGGTGTGAAATTATTCGCAACCATTTTATATGGTTCAACATTTAGTAATTGATTATCACTTGGTCTATACATACCAGGGTATGAAGAAATTATTGGTTTTTCTGAGTCAACCATATTCATCATTTCAATCAATTCTACATCCCATTGTTTTTCAAAACGCATATGTGAATCTAATTGCATAGTGTATTCTTCACCATCCCATAGTTTTTGAATTTCACTACGAGCCCAACAAAGACCTTTACTCCAACTCCAATGGTAATCTAATATTTTAAATCTTGGGTCATTTGCAAATTCCTCCATTGATTCGGTATCATCATGTTGCCAACAAATTCCAAATGTTATATTTTCGGGGTATTTTGCTTTATTAATACAATCTCTAATGGTTGGTAATAGTTCGGGATCTCTGTATGACGCTATTTGTACAAAAATTTTCATAGACTAAAAATAGTCTCTTATGGTCTTTTGTAAACAAAATTTAAGATTCTAAATTAGTAACCCTTAGTTTTAAATTTGTAATTTCCACTTTTAGATCTTCTATCATTTGTTGTTGTTCTTTAATAGCTTCAACTAAAACTGAAGTTATTTCAGAATACTTAACAGTTTTATAATCTTTACTACCGCTTAAGATTACCGCCTCAGGTAAATAAGTTTCCACTTCTTGTGCAATAAAACCAAATTGTCTTGAACTATCACCTGATTGGAAGTCTTCATTATCTTTCCAATTATAGTAAACTCCACGTAAATTATTAACTATATTTAATGCATTTGGTATTTGCTCAACGTTTTGTTTTAATCTTTCATCTGATACTACCACAGCCAAAATACCGGTTGTTGCATCTCTACTTAATGCCGCTCCCGTGCCAATAACAGTACCAACACTTGTAGTACCGGTTACCTTTAAATTACCTCTAACTAAAACTCCAAATCCACCGTCTACTTCCGTTCTACCACTGTGAAAAATGGATACTTCATCTGATTTTTGTAATCCACCAAATAATGTCTCACCTGAAGTCACATTATTTAAAATAAAGTGTTGACTACCAGCAGATCCACCATTGTTAGCAAGCCAAGTACCATATGTCGCATATTGAGTAAACTCTATATTTCTATTTCGACTCGACCCATCGAATATTTTAAGTTGTGCCGCATTACTAGCAATAATAAATGTCATTCCACTAAGACCTAAAGCAAGGGTAGGGCTATTACTAATGGTAGGTAAGTTAAGAGTAAACCCTGTTGTGAATTGTAAATATAAACCCGTATTACTTGGTGATGCTGATGTGTCTGTTCTATATGACACATTAAATGAGTTTGACGCCGATTTATCAACACCCATCGAATATGTTGGTGTTCCTGCGGATGTAGCAACAAACCTAATATACGGGTCGTTTAAAGTATTGCCCGTGTCACTTATAATTAGATTTGGGTTTGTACTATTTTTTTTCAGGTCTAAGGTAGTTCCGTCAAAATTAAAAGTACTACCAGTAACAGTTAAGTTACCATTAATTGTTGTCGTTGTTGCCGTTAATGTTTTTAGATTAGTACTACCAGTAACTGTTAAATTACCATTAATTGTTAACCCTGTAACCGTATTAAATAAAACCGTGTATGTGCCACCTGTATTATTTCTATGTGTAAAAGTGTTGTTAGAATAAGTAGCACCTGTTATACGAATATCCGTTGGTAGATTTTGGTATGTTGTAGCGGATATTGTTGTTGCAGTTAACCCTCGTAAAGAAGTATTACCTGTAACAGATAACTGACCGTTTACCGTCAAACCCGTAACCGTGTTAAATAAAACGGTGTACGTTCCTCCGGTGTTATTTCTATGTGTGAAAGTGTTGTTAGAATATGTTGCTCCTGTTATACGGATATCTAATGGTAGGTTTTGATATGTGGTAGCAGAAATTGTATTCGCGGTTAATCCATTTGTAAAATTTGTCGCCCCATTAACTGTTCCTCCGGTAAAAGTTCCTCCACCTGTTGTACCTGTAACGACATTCCCACTAGAATCCAACCCTAAATTAATTAAAGGTGTTCCAGCCCCAATTGTACCAATGTTTAATGTTCCTGTAATATTTGTATTACCACTAACTGTTAATTTTTCTGTCGGTGTGTTTGTAGATATACCTACCCTGTTATTTGTACCATCAACAAAAAATATATTTTGATTATTATCCGTTTCTACTCTAAAATTATTAGGGGTTAAAGAAATAAGGGTTGTATTTACACCATTTGTTGTTGAACCTGATATTTGATTATTGTTTAATTTCCATTTAGTTACTTCACTACTACCTGAAACGATTATACTAGATATTTGATCATCCTTTTGATTTACACTTGAATAGTCTGTATTTGTTGAATTACCAACATAATCATTTATAACACCAAGTTGTCTTGTCGTTCTACTAAAATTATTTAAAGCGGGGTCTCCAACAATTTCAAACATCACGTTATTACTTACATCAAGTTGAATTGTAGCATAATATCCATCATCATTATTTGTAGCGTTTAATGTTATAAATTCTTTATCTAAACTTATTTCAGTTGTTTTATCTATATTATCCGTAGCATATTGGTACATCGTCGCACCGGTTTTAAATTGTATTCCGATAGTATTACCGGTATTGATAATACTATCCATATCATTTAAAACGATATCTTCACCTAAAGTTTGATTACCTTCAATTAGAACTTGGTTCAGTGTTGGTACGGATATGTTTAAATATGTTGTAGCACTTATTGTATTTGCCGTTAACCCGTTAGTGAAGGTTGTTGACCCACTTACAGTCCCCCCACTTAAAGGTAAATAATCCCCACTTACTGATGAGGTAGTACCTGTAGTGAATCCTGTTACGTTAAAAGTTCCTCCTGTGTTGTTCGTAAATGTTGTTGTACCTGCAGAATACGTTCCACCAGTCACCCTTATGTCTAATGGTAAGTTTAAATATGTTGTTGCAGATATAGTATTAGATGAAACCAATCCTGTTGACGTTAATCCTGTGACAGTATTGAATAATACATCAAAAGTACCTCCCGTTGAATTTGTAAACGTAAAGGTGTTATTGTTGTATGTTGATCCCGTAACTTCAACATCTGTGTATCCAACTAAAAACCCTGAAACATCAAATGTTCCTCCAGTGTTATTAGTAAACGTACCGACACCTGTTAATGAGTTATACGTTCCTCCTGTTATTGTATTATCTGAAGCTAAAACACCTAAATTATCAGTAAATGTAACACCATCGTTTCTTCCTAACGTTAAATTATAATTTAATGTATTGAATGTTAGTCCTGTAACATATGTATCTCCGGTAATTTTTACTCCATTTACAAATAAAGTACTAGCGGACATTGTGTTTGCAGTTAACCCATTTGTGAAGTTTGTTGCTCCACTTACGGTCCCACCACTTAAAGGTAAATACTCCCCACTTACTGATGATGTTGATCCGGTAGTAAAACCCGTTACGTTAAATGTGCCTCCCGTGTTGTTAGTAAATGTTGTTGTACCTGCAGAATACGTTCCACCAGTCACTCTTATGTCTAATGGTAAGTTTAAATATGTTGTTGCGGATATTGTTGTTGCGGTTAATCCGCTTTGGAAAATGGTTCCTCCTGTTACTGTCCCACCACTTAATGGTAAAAAATTACCACTTACGGTTGATGTTGATCCTGTGGTTAATCCGGTTACATTAAAAGTCCCACCGGTGTTGTTAGTGAATGAGATAGTTCCGGCGGAGTATGTTCCACCTGTAACTCTAATATCTGTTGGTAAATTCTGATATGTTGTTGCTGATATTGTGTTTGCACTTAACCCATTTGTAAAGTTAGTTGTGCCACTTACAGTTCCACCAGTAAAGGTACTTGAAGGTAAATTTTGATATGTGGTTGCGGATATTGTTGACGCTGTAACACCATTTAAATTAATATTATTGTCCAAGTTTAAAACAACTGTTGAGGCTCCAGATATAAAAGAACCGATGTTTGTACCACCTGATATAGTTAAAGTGGCGTTAGGGTTAGGGGCGATAATCGTCGTCGATCCATCACCTTTAATTGTTGTCCATGCGTTAGTAGGTGGAGACGAGGCTAATCCCTCAACTAATTGTATCATATCAAAATAGTACCTAGCGTTCGGACTATTAAATGAAACATCTAAAACTTGAACGTTTGTGTTAGTTAAGTAAAATCTCCATAAAGGTATTGATATTAACTGCCAAGAGGACGTATTCGTACTACTATATTGAACATACCCCGAAGAACCAGCAGCATTCATATAAACATAATTACCGTTCTGTGTGTTTCCAGTGGTTCTAAAACCCAACCGTATTTGACTTGATGTTGTGTTTGCTGATAAATTTCTTATCGCAAACTGTAATGTTGCGAATTGGTTTGTGTCTACCGTTGTTGATCCTGTCAATCTGAACGACGTAGTAAATGTTCCGGTAACCCCACTAACTCTAATAGCTGTTAAACCACTATATGTTTGGTCAGTTGATGATCCACTTATTCTTGTTGGTTGTAAACCAACTGCACCAAATGACCATTCAGTTGGTGGCCCCACATTTTCGTTATATAATAATAATAAATCTATATCTGGTGTCGTACCATTTGCAGGTATTGATACAAACGTCACTTCAACTTGAGTTTCTTCGTCAATATCAGGTTTTTCTGGATTTGCGGACGGAGTACCCCCCACTACCGAAGTATTTCCACTCACATCAGCAACAATAACATCGATTCTATTAAAAACAGGATCACCACTACTCAAAACAAGTGTGGTTGGTAGTGGTATGTCGTATATTGTACCACCAATAATGTATTCCAAAGCACTCGTTTCGAAAGTTAATCCACTAACATACGAGACACCTCCACTTATTAATCGATTACCTTGTACAACTAAAGACCACAAATCTAAATTTTGTTCATTAATTCCGACCTCAATAGTGTTAGAAAATAATGTGGTAGTTATCTTTTCTAAAGTGTCTCCCGTGATAGAATTTATTTTTATATCCCTATCAATTACACTATCAAATATTGTAACACCCGTACCAACACTAGTTGCTCCTGTAATTGTCGTTGTGTCACCTGTAGTTAATCCGGTTACATCAAAAGTTCCGCCGCTACTGTTTATAAATGTTATTGTACCAGCAGAATAGGTTCCTCCTGTAACAAAAGTATCTGACGTACCACTAAATAATCCGGCAAGTTGTCCAAGTTCGGCCTTATATGATGATCCCGCAATATTTTGAGATGGGTCACCAGTATAAACAATATGTATGAGTGTCGTCGGCGTTATTGCCGATGATTGGGCTAAAGACCTGTCTGTTAATAATTGATATGTTGGCATAGTTTATTTAATAAATATTATTTATTGGAAAATATAACCAAACCCGTCCATAAAATTAAAGTATATATCATTTTGGAACGCCTTTTGACCCGCACAATCAATAACTGTCGAGTAAACACATCCATTTGTATCAATAATTCTTAAATAAAGGTAATTTTCGTTTGGAAAATAACTTTCCGTATTAATAACAACCGTTGCAGGTATGTTTGTTAATCCTGAAACGTAGAAACAACCCGTATTTGTTGGATCACATAAAAAAATGTCGTATGGTTCTAACCCTCCTGTGTCTCCTGTTATATTAACTATCATATAGATAAATACTTTTTATTCAAAAACTAAAGTGTCACCATCTTCTGTGGTTAAAGAATCTCCAAGTTCTGTTAAAATTAAGAAAGTCTCAACGTCACAAGATATTATTTTAAAGAACGTACACCCGCCACTATCAATAGATTTTATCATAATGGTTGTTGCCGTTTGTAATAATGCCGGTAATATATAAACACCAGGAGCAATCCCTAAAAATGAACAATTGTTCCCATATTCGTCACAAGCGTAGAAACTAATCGGTGCGGTACCACCTGAAACGCCTGTTATGTCTATTGAATATGCCATTATACAGGACCACCATCGTTTATTAGCCAACCTTTGGTACCTGTTAGGTACGTTCTTGATGCTGCTGCCGATAGTCCATATTTAGAAGAACCAAAGTCACAAATAACACCATTTTGTAAAGATGACCCATATGATGCCCATCCGTTTAATAAACTATCATAATTTGTACTGTTTAACCCCGATACGTAAACACCTCCATTAGCTAAAAATGCCCCCATGTTGGTAATATCCCTAACATTCCAAGATCCAATATTATTAATATTTGTAAATCCTGTAAATGTGTTCTCAAATAACAAAGCTAATGAATCATCAGGAGTGCCATCATAAAGTTGTGGACTATCTGTTGTTGCTGACAATGATAGGTTGTGGAATCCAAAGAAAGAATTTGTATAACCCCCATCAAATTGTAAATCTCCCCACTCATCTATTGATAAAAATTTTAATCTATCATTAGCAATTGGGTTAGCTCCTATACCATTAAAGGCTCCTCCAGAATTCACTGTAATAGTAATCTGATATATTCCTGGGCCGGTTGTATATGTATGGGTTCTGTTAGCGTAAGATAGTGTTGAGGTTGTCCCATCCCCCCAATAAATAGTTCCGTTTGTGATATTAGTTTGTCCGATAACATTAAATGGTAATCTTATAACATTATTTCCGGTTGATGCCGGTAAAAACAAACCAGTATATGGATCATATAATGAACCATAAACAATTCTAGTATCCACAGTCGCCCTAAATCCAGGTGTTGGGGTAGGTGTTGGTGTTGGAGTAGGGGTAGGTGTTGGAGTAGGGGTAGGTGTTGGTGTTGTGTAAATGTATGAGTTTGAGTCGTTACTAATAGTTGATCCACAATTTTTGGTCATTCTAAAATATGTTGTTCCTGTCGTTGTTGCCGTTGTTGCTATTGTTCTATATGTACTACAACTTGACGTATTACTAGTACTCCATGTTGATCCACTGTCTGTTGAGTATTGTATTGATGTTAAAGTACATGAACCACAATTTAAATTGAAGTATATCCCGTAAAGTCCACTTCCAAGGTCGTTTACGTCAACAATAGTTGGTGCACAACACACAACGATAGGTGTTGTTGTTGCGCTTCCCGCACAAGTAGAGTCATAATCTATGGTTAATTCTAACTTAAATTCAGAATTACCAATAGGGTCTTGGTCTCCACTACAATTAGATTCAATATGTATTGTGTTATTCAATTGGTTGATAGTATAACTACCAACGGCACTTGTTGATGATAGTAAGTATTCTATCGATTGTACCCATAAGTCGTCTGAAGGAATATCATCAATGTTTGTGATATTTGCAAACGTCTGTGTAAAAGCACTACCGTTTATCGTTATTGTACAGGTTAAATCAGCATTGTCTATCGTACACCCAGTATATCCTGATGTTGCATCCATAAACCCTTCAAAGAACATCTCGGAAATTCCTCGACGATTTCCCGATGTGGTATTAAAGTTATTCGAACAAAGGTTGTAAAGTTCGTAACCTTCTATACTATTACCAACACACGTTATATTAAAATAATTGGTGTCAGAACAAGTATTACTATCAGTAACAACCAAACTATAAGTACCTGCGGTTAATCCTGTTGCCGTCGTTCCTGTTTGCCCGTCAGACCATAAATACATGAATGGTGGTTCTCCTTGATATATCGATGCGGTTGCATATCCCGGAACACCAAGAAGACAATTAACGGGGTTTATCGCAAAACTAACAAAGTTGGTTGTCGTGATTGAGAAGTCCTCACTAACAACACATCCTTGAATATCTATAACATTTATTCTATAATTTCCTGGTATTAAACTTGTGAATGTTTCAGCACTTGATGATGTTGATGGTACTACACTATCATTAACTAATGGTGTATCGAGGTTTTCCAATACGTAAGTAATAAATCCAGTATATCCCGTACCCACCGTCACCGTGACTTCACCGTTCGGTTGTCCACAAGTAGATCCTGAAGTGGTTGCCGTTATTGTGAATTTTTGTTGTGAGTTTATTGTTGCGGTTGTGGTATAAGCACAAGGTGATCCCGTCCCCGAAATAATTAAATCATAAATACCATTAGTTAACCCCGCTTGTTGGAATGTTTGGTTAGTACCAAAATAACTATAGACGGTTCCTCCTGTCTGTGCACTTAACACATAAAGGTAATCTTGACTACCCGTTCCGTTTATTGAAACCGATATCTCACCATTGTTTTGACTACATATTGAGTTGGTTATGTTTAAACTAGATAATGAAAACCCATTTTGAGTGTTGAGTGATCCTGAAACGTTTATTTCACAAAAATTAGCATCTCGTATTAATACGTTGTAATTACCACTTCCTAAATTAGTCAATGTAAACGTGTCAGATAAAGTGTACCCAACTTGTCCCGTATTAGCAGAATAGAAAAACGGTGCGGTTCCACCTGAAACAGTATATGTTAAACTACCATCAGACGCAAAACAACTCGGACTAACACTACTTGTCCCTAATATTCCTAAAGGTAATGCTTGTCCTATGGTTTCTGAAACTGTGGTTGAGCAACCAATACTATCGGTTACTGTACAACTATATGTTCCTTGAGTTAATCCCGTAACTAATTGTGTTGTATCTCCGTTACTCCATAAGTACGTGAATGGTCCGGTTCCTGTTAATCCTGTTACGGCGAGTTTACCCGTGTTGATCACACATGTCGATGTGTTCACTTTCCATAAACCAAAGTTAACACTTGTTGAACTATATATTAAAATGTTCGGTGTATTTGCACTTACCGCTCCGTAATCAAACACAGTCGCATAGTACTCACCGGCACCTAAACTAGGAAAAATGTAAGGTAATGTTATTGTTTGTTGGACATCATATAACACATCGTCTTTATAAAGAATAATATTATATGGACTATTGGTTGATGTTGCACTAACAGATACAAATCCATTATCCAACCCACATGTTGTTGTTGTATCTGTTATATTAGCAATAAAACATTCAGAAACAAATACGTTTATAAACGCCTCGTTGTTTTGTAACCCTAAAAAATCGTTAAGTCTAAAAACATAAGTACCCCCCGTTAAACCTGTATAAGTGAAAGGCCCGTTACTGGTCTGAGCACTTATAGTCCCTGGTATGATATTATCTATCGTATATGGTAAAACACCACCAAACGGTGTAATTACTGTGGTACCCGAAGAAGAATCACAAACACCTGTTACGGTGAAAGTGTATGTTAAAATTCCTGTATTACAATTTTGTGTACAGGTTTGTCCTGTCGCAATGTAAACGCCAGACGCACTACCAGAGTACGTATCATCAATACAAATACCCACACCTAATGAAACTCCCGCCTGTAAATTACCACAACAATCTACATAACTATATACCCCATTTGTTAATCCTGAAACACATGCCATAATCTATAATTAGTTCGTACAATTTATATCTATATCCACACCGATATTTATGTGGAAAGTTTTATTAGTAAAGTTATCGTAGCAAGTAGTGTTACTCACTATTAAATTATTACCCGCCAAATAATAATTTAAACCAAAACTGTATAAAGTATCTAATTCAGTTTCAATCGCCGTTAAAATTTGAGTTGTTGTTGGTGTCTGATCTCCATACCCTGTAAAGAACGAACCTTGTATTAATATGTCACTATCTAAACGACAATCGATATACCAAGTACTAACAACACTAGTTTCGTCACACTGTGTTTGTGTATACCCACTAGACGCTATTAGGTTATTCACACTATCGCTCAGTACTTGACTTGGAAATAATGGGTTACTTAGATTAGTTAAAGAACAAGTTAATGTTTGATCAATACAATCATATGTAAATAACTGACCGTTATATGCACAAGGAATACAACTAACAGGAATAAATATACAACCCCTTTGTCTTCTCCAAACTATTTTTTGTCTATGAAATGCCGAGTTATCCATTTTTTGCCCTGTCATCCATATTGTTGTTGCTGGAACAACTTGCTCTAAAAGTCTTTGCCAATAATCACCTAACCCTAACGTAAAATCTATCATTTTTTGATAGGTGAATTTATTAGATGGTATTCCAACCGTTTCTTCAGATTGTAAATAATTCCAAAAAACAGATTGTAGTGTTGGATATCCTCCGGTTTTACCGTCAGATATTGTCCACCGATTTCTTACATTAATAAAATTATTATAAAAACTTTGAGCAAACTCAAAAAACGATTTCTCTTTTGGTTTTGGATTTATGAATGTCCAATCTATTAATCCTGGCGATGGGTATGGTGCGGTTAACCCCGTATTAGGTATAGGGTAATCGTATTGTGCTGACATATCCCATACATCGTAAGTGATACCTTGACCCATGTTCAAATAAACCTCAACCATTTTAGTATTTAAAACCAAATTATCACTTTCCGTCGTATAATCAACACCATTGAAGTCACTATTATTTTTTCTTGTTTCTGTATTTATCTCCCACGATTTTTGGTTGTCAATTGTCTTTGTTATTTCAAAACCAAAAGTACCCATAGATGGAAAGTTTCTATACTTATCTAAATATTCTTGACCATAAGTGAACGGTTTTAAGGATGATATTAAATACGGGTTTGCTGGATCAAATGAAGAATTTGCTAAATCAGCAACCTCATCAGATCTATGTTCAGGTGTCTGTTCAAACCATCCACTTCCAAGTTGGTAATAATAACTGTCGTTGTTTGTTGGTGGTTTTGGATAACCATAAGGGTCAACCGGATAATCAGCTAACGTAGAAGTTGTTAATTCTATACTAGCAGACGTTGTATACCCCGTGTATGTTGTTCCTAAAACACTAAAAGTGTTGGTTGGGTCTAATGTTGGTGATACGTTTAAGTAAGTACCTCCAGACACGTTATCATAAAGTTCGTAAAATCTATTTATGTTTATCTTAGAGTCGGCCAAATAAACAATTTCATTTAGTTCAATCAAAGCATCAGGAGCACCAATAAATCTCAAGATATATTCTATCGATTTTCTCGTACCTTTAGACTTAAACATATAAGACGCATTCAATATTAAATTTCTATAATATTGATAATTAAGTTCGGTTGGTGTGTCCGGTTTTGATTGTCCCGGATATGTTTGTGTGGCGTTTGGATTAAATACCGACGTTAAAAAGTTTTCATTAGTTATTGGTGAAATATTGGTACTGATCCCTAAAGTTTGAGCCAAATTAACCAATAGTTGCGACGGTATGTCGTTCCCCACAACATAGTTAACTGAGTTCATATTAGCCAACGCGTCGATAAATTTTTTAACCTCATCAAAACTTCTACCATATATTTGAAGTACCTTTTCAATTTTTTGATCTGCAGTATCAAACTCGATAAACGAACCAGTAATTAAAAACCGACTAATCAAATTGGTTTTATAAAGGTCTAACGCTTCTGCAATTTTTTGTACTTTAGTTAGGTAGTTGTCAAAATTTGGCGAAGTGATATCTAAATTCCAATAAACATCCAATTTCCAAGTCACCTTTTCGTTGTACATAACATAATTGCCGTCACCATCATAATCGGGATATTTAAAGGTTGAGGTATAAAGGGGTATACTTTTTCTATTAAGTAAAAAGTCCTCGACCTCATCAAAACTATCTGAAAAAATTTGTTCAGTAACTAAGTTATTTGGTTTTATTATTAACGTTTCGTTTGATTGTGTAATTGTAGATGTTTTATTATTAAACGGATCACCCTTAACCGTAACATTAACCGTACCACCAGTCAAAGACGTTGTTGGCACCAAATCAAGTAAATTATATTCTACATCTAAGGTTTTAAAATAAAGAGAATAACTCGTAAAGTTATCCGTTATATTTCTATATTTAGATACCGCTAAAGGTCTTGTTTCTAAATTTCTTTTGGCGTTTGTCGAATAGTCAATACCAAATGGGTTGTTAAATAAAAAGACGTTAATATCGAAAGTAGTCTCATCATCAACACTATCATAAACAATGTTGGTTGCTGTTGGATAGGTTCCGATACCTGATGATTGGTTACTATATATCTCAATGGCTGCAGGGAAAAAGTTAATAACCTTAGTGATAGATGCTAATAACCGTTTCTGTAGTGACCCATATAGTGAAAAACTTGTTATTTGTGAGATATCAAAATTAGGGTAAACCTTAAAGTTTTTTTCAATAATTTTTTTAGTCTCTTCAATATTTTCAATATTTAAATTCTCTAAAGTAAATGGCTCTGAAAAAACGCCAGTATCAAACTTTCGATTTACCTTTTCATATATCGCCGAAGTAAACTCAAAATTACCTTGCGTTAGACCTCCACCCGCAACTAATTGTAAACCAACTATGTTGTCCGAAAACGTTTGTGACCCAACGGATGGGGCAGGAGGGTAAAAGTATTTTGTTTTTGCCATTAACTAATAATATTTGTAAAATTCTTACTAAAATCTACGTTAGATCCCCTATCTTGTCTAACTTCATAAAGTAATTCATTAAAGTTATCTCTAATCTCAAACAAGTTGTATTGTTTATATATGTTACCAGCACTATCGTATAACGTGTAAATACCATCTTCAATACTCTTAGTTTGATTCCCGTAAAGGGCTATCGCTATAGTATCTAAATCATGTTCAGCCATTTGTATATCGATAGTTAACGGATTAAAAAATGTGTTAGTTACTATAATATTTTGATTTGGTTGTCCAATATATGGTGTTGCAGTTGGTTTGTTTGTTGGTGCGGTTGATGGTGATAGTGTACAAAAAATTAAATCGCTTCCTCCGTCAACATACCTATATCTTATTGTTTTTTGTGTGCTATTTGTTTGATCACTCAAGACAGGTTCACAATAAAACGATGAGGTCACTATTCTATAGAAATTTTGTATTTTACTACCATCGGAGTTTAAATATTCAATTCTATACCCAACCAACCCTTGATTAGTAAATTTATTCCTATATAAATTTGGTACGTTGTTTAAATCTATTACTATACCTTTAACATTTGGTAAAGACGATAAAACCCCACAATCAGTAATAACTGTCCTAACTTCTGCAGGTCTAATATAAAGTGTGTAAATTCCAATTTTATTAAATTCGGATGCGGGTAATTTTAAATTATATAACCCACCTAAAATCTCAACACCATCATTTCCTCCGGTATCTGTATTATTAAAGTAAGGTGTTAAAATTGTTCTTGCGTTTAACTTTTTTAATGTGAAGTTGGTTGTCACATCCCTAGATTCGGTATAATGTAAAATTATATCAACATCTTCAGGTGATACGTCTGCCGGTCTTACTGTTCCGTATGTTCCTAATGCCATTTTTTTTATTTATAAATAGTTTATCTTCATTTTTTATGTAGTATTAATCTTGAAAAAACCGTAACCATACCTAACCATATCTCCCGTATTATCAATTTCACCTAACCTTTCTAACGACTCAAAAGCGGAATATTTACCTCTTTCGATGAAAACATCGGCCTGTATTTCAGGACTCATAACAAAATCTAACAAATATTCATTTTTTGTAATCGCTGAAGCAACAATCATATTGTCAGTTATACCGGAAGAATTTAAAATAAAGAATGTTTTACCGTCAGGAAAGTCAAAATAACTTATATTATTAATTGTGTATGCCGTGTAATCACTAGTGATCAAGTCTATTTGACCTAAAATGTCGTTATTTTTAAAAAACTGATAACCAACCGTATATGATTGGGTACCATATCTTCTAAGTTCGTTTAATTTAGATTTTGTATATCCCGAAAGAATAAACGGGATCGTTGTAAAATTATCTGAAGTTTGTCCCGATACTTGGTTATTACTATCACCTTGGAATATTGTGTCCAATGTTATTGTATTTGTCGGCCAACTACCTCCTTGTGGTGTGTAGGTAACTGTACCGTTTGGATTATCTATTGTTACCCCTGATAGTGGTATTGTGATTGGTTTTTGTATGATAGTTAGGCCAAACGAGTTAGATCCCGACATAGTGATGGTATAAGTACCACTAACATTATATGTGTGGTTAATACTATCAGATATCATTGGATCCGCAGGTGACCCATCACCCCAATCAATATTATATGTTGAGAAGTTTAAAAATGTTTTTGTAAACTTTTCAGATGTGTTATATAACTGTACTTGGTATAAATTAAATTGGTTGTATCCCGAATAAAGGAAATTGGTTATTACATCTTTTTGTTCCATTAATCCGTCAAACTCAGAATAAAATCCAACATCATTATAAGTTTGTGTAAGGAAGATTGGTATGGTCAGACCACTAAGTAGTGACGTACCACCTGTACCCCCACTTAAAACGTAAGACATACCACTATATAGACCAAAATTATTCAGTCCACTATCTCCTGAATAACTTTCAGAAAAAATATCATCCTTTAATACTTCAGGTGAGATTCTATAATATATTTTATTCTCTATCATAGTGGGTTAACATATTCATACCAGTTTATTGGTGTTGTTTGTCCTTCACCAACTCTAACATAAATAAAGTTTGATTGACCTGAAGGGACTTCCCTATAAACACTATATTCGTAATTAGTGTAATCTATAAAGACTTTATAGTAAAAATATTGACTTTTATTAAAATCGTACACATTTGGACCAACAAAATTACTTTGTGGTGTATTCATCATTCTAACAAACTGTCCTTTTTTTGCGTTGTAAAATTTACAACTCATATACATTTCGGTTTGTGATAAATACGTTTGGTTTTTTAACCAATAAAGAAAGAACCCCTCTTTATCTGCACCAATAGAATCTAAAACCATTAATGGTTTTTTAACTAACACTTGTAAGTTAGGGTTTGCAAATAATATTCCCGGTTCTTTTAACCCTTGTTGTGTTGGTAAAACAACAGAAAACAATATTTTTTGATTTTCGGTCGTGTTCCTATCATAAAAATCCAACTTAAAAAAACTTTTCTTAAATGAATTTGCAAAATAATATATTTCTTCATCTAAGAATCCAGCATTTTGGTAATCATCCAACCATTGGTTTATGTTTGGTGGGTTATTTAAAAAATCGGTTTGTCCTTGTGAGTTGTAAAAATTAAATTTATAATTTATTTCTGTTTTTGTGGTATCTACATCCCAAGTGGCATGACTAAATCTTGTTAGTTCAAAATCACTAATCGGGTTTAACACCTCTTCTTTGATCTGATTTTGTAAGATGTCGATAGCATCATCTCTACCCTCCATATCAAAATTGATTTGGATTGGTATATTAATACTTTTATCGTCCGCGTTAAATGAAAATCTATAATTACTCACAATCGTCAGTTTGTATTGTGTTTATTTGGTTTGTTTGAACAAACATATCTCGTTTTTGTGGGTATTGGTTAAATAGTATGTTTGAAAACGGGTAATGAGCCCCATTCAAAAACGGGTAGTTTACCCCCCTACCGTCACCATCAATAAACCCATATGTATATATATCACGCCAAAAGAATGTTTGTTCTATTTCTGAAAACCAAGAGTAACTTGGTACGTTATCCACTTCACCTTTTTTACCCGTTTCAATATCCCCACTAAAAACTCTTATTGTGATTTCATGGTGAGGTTTATAAAAATATCCACTTGGATATGTTACAGGTGAACTGTCCCACAATAAAGATGGGTTAAAAGAGTATTTGTGTGTTATGGGTGATAAAACATATTCTTGTTGTTCAAAATCGTTATACTCACAAAAATCACCCTTCAATGTAGATCCTAAAGGTAATAATTCGTTATAATAAAAATTTAACGAATTGTAGTTATAACTGGTAAGTGGTATGTTGTCTTTATTTACGGTGCCCGAATGATCCCACCAAGTATCAACACTATTCTTTAAAAAGTTAAATTCCCATCCAATATCTATCGCTGTCGGCGTACCATCTGCGGTTAGTGTTGGTGGGTTGAAGTATCCCATATACCCTCTTTGGACTGCAGTTAAATATAAACTTGTCAATGGTTTTCCATTGTTATCTAATAAACCATCAATCACCACATCTTTGGAAAAAGAAAAGGAATAGTTTTGATTGTCGTCTTTAAAAGACACTCTTTGAACGTTGTTTGGTGTAATTGCCGAATATTCAATTTTAGATTGTGTTCTGAACGCATTCCTATCGAATCCAGATTTAAATATATCCAAATCTTTAGTCTCAGTTAATGTCTTATGTAATCTTATGTAGTATCTTGATTTGGTTTCGGCACTATTCGTATTAGTTAAAATTCTTTTAAAATTACCGTAAGTACCGGTTTGTATTTGGTTTGAGTTAAACTTTTGATTGAATATTGTGAATACATATCTTTCAGATCCATAACTACCGTCACCAATCGAAAAGACTTGAAATACTTTTTTACCGTCAATACCTAAAGGTTGTTGTGGTAACTTTATCTCTAAAAAGTCACCGATATTTAAATTATGATTGGTTCCGCAATAAAAATAAATTAATTGTTTTCCATTGAGTGTCCCTGATTCCATAACAAAAGGGATCCCGTCGGATACCGAAAAGTTTGCATTAGTTATATTAAACTTTTCACTTGTCCACGACATTTTTTGTGTGGTATCACTACTAAACGGATAGGAAACATAAACCATCCAATTATATGAAGATGCACTTTTAGCAACAAACGGTACGTGACCAGGTATTCCTTGTTCTCTAAAAAACGTAAACTCATAAAATTGTGGATACCCTTCCCAAGGGGCATTAGGGTTTGACACATTAGAAATCGCATTACTAATACCGTTAGTATAATATAGGAAATTTTTATATGGTGCGTATTGTGTAGAACCACTTAACTGATTTTGAAATAAATTAACAAGTTTCCCTGATAATCTAAATTTACCACTACTTTGTCTTTCATCATTAAACTGAGTTGCTTGGTTAATAAAAACATTTCGTTCCCCCTCAACCATAGTTCTTCTTTCACCGGCAAGTGGTAATTGGATCCATACCGGTTTATCCGTACTAGACGCATATCTTTTAGATCCTAAAACTATTCTTTTTTCATCGTCTCTAGACATTTTAATTACCTATATAGTTTGTTATAAATTTATTAAGTGCAGTTTTACCTTTATTTAAACCAAAGTAAAAATGGAATGGTGCTCCAACCACAAAAGATTGTGGGGTATTAATAGTACCAGTCCAGTTAGGGTCGTTATTACCGTTGTTATCGGAATTAAAAATATACCCCTTTTGTCCTGTTGGTGTCACATTAAAGTAATCCGTTGTTGGTGCGTATTGAAAACTCATTGATTGGTATTTTTGTGAGTAGAATTTATTGTTAGTCACGTCAGTATCCCACTCATTATTATCCGTACCAAAGATTGTTTGTTGTCCGGTAGTTACACTATCCGATCTCCATTTATACATCGGTACTTCTTGTGTTTTTGAATAACCGAAATAATTTAATAATGGTGGTGTTAAAGAAAATGTTTGAACTCCGGGTGTTAGTATGTTTCTACTAACAGTGTCGGACGAGAAAAAGATACCAACCAAACTATTTAATCCTCCACCTTGAACATATAAATCCGTGTCGTCATATTCTTCATCACCAAAAGGTATAACACCAAATTCTGAATTTATACTAAACATTTGAGCAATGTCCCCATCTATTCTATCGCCGCTTCTTGAGAAGAATCTATTTACCGATTTATCGCCTAAACCGACCGCCTGTAACCAAAAGTTTTTATTCACGAATCTTGATATAATCGCCAATTGTAAGACATCTCCTTGATCGTTATATGATGTACTTTGTAATCCGTTCATAAGATATCCTTCAAAACTTGGATTAGCACAAATTTCTTTCGTGTAAAGATCTCTTGGCCCTAAATCCATAATTGTTGTGGGGAAAAATAAATTCCTTTCGTTTTTTGCGGAGAATGGTACCTCTTGTGCCGGCCCAAATATAAAAGGTTTATTTTGAGGTATCTGACCAACAAACGTCGAAGAACTACCATTGTACGGCGTCGACCTGTAAAATATGCCGTTGGATGTCCCTTCAGCGTAGAACATAGTCCCTTGGCCTTCCCTATAAAGACTATCGACCGTTCCACAGAATTTATATTTTTTTGGTTCACCAACAACATTATAGATGGTTTGTTTTTTAAACGAAAACATGTAAAGTGATCCGTTCAACCAATTATTTTGGAATACCTGTGAAAAGATACCTCGACATGCAGCATATGTTACTCTAAATCTAGATCTCCATTCTCTAAAGTACCTTATATCGTTAGGTATAGAAACTATTAGTGGTTTATCAACAAAAAAGTAACAACCACCAACAACACGACTACCAGTGTTTTGTAAGGAAATGGTATCAAGTGGGTCTGTACATGGTGTTTCAACTCCAAAATTATTACCACTACCTGAGTAACAAGTGATGGGTACCATACCTTCACAGGTTAATGTATTTAGTATTGCATCTGTATACGCATTACTAGTATCTCCCGTTAAATCTTGAGCGTTAAACGTGTTATCGGTTCCTTCAAAATCATTTGATGGTATTGCGGTTGCGGAACCACTATCATCAACCAAATACATTTCAAAATTATTATTAAAATGTAACGAATATGATGTATTACCCGAAACTTCCGTAACATCTGATGTAGGTAACCTATCAGACCTAAACACCAATCTATTATTATTAGTAATAGTTATATTCGGGTTAGTGTTGTTTGTGTGGTATGCAAATGAATAAACCCTTGAGTCAAACACTCCTGGTTGTTGATACGATTTAACACCTATTAACGTACCCCCTTCTATACTGCCTTGGTCTATGTTTTGTAATTGAGCACTAATACCACTATTAATGTTATATGGGTTACCTATTATTTGACCCGTAAAGAAAATTGAAACAACATAAACGGTTGTGGACCCTATCAGTTGTACTCTAATTAAATCATTACCAACAGTAAACACATTTAAAAATGCTGGATCAGTATAGAATTTTGCTCCTTCAGGTAAAGATGGGTTAGGTCTATATAACGTTAATGGAACACCAGACGTACCATTTGTTTGATCAATAGCATCTTGTAAGTTGTTGTAAGACTCACCGTTAGTATACCAAACATATTGGTCAAGAGTTGATACTCCCTGACCCCATTGAAATCCCATATAATTCGTTGCTGCTAAGTTCGATAACTGAAATACTTGCGAATAAATAGACCCTTGTGTGTAATATGATAAATCGTGAAGGTCATTTGAGAACGCTTTTTGTGTTAACGTTGATTTATCTGTTGAGTTATAGTAATATGGTGAGTTATTAGTGAAACTTGAAAACTGAATAGGGTCAACATTAAAACCAAACGGTTGGTGGTATAGTGCCACGTTACTATTGTTAGTAACTAAGTGCGATTCGGGAGTTTTAAAATCATTCCACCATGAAGGTGCTCCGACCGGTGTTGTTACCGTATTTGGTTGGATTGGAATATTTAAGTAGTATTGACCTTCAATTACCGGTCCTAAACCAAAATTACTATAACCAAATAATTTTGATAAATCATATCTTATGTTTTGTTTATCGGTATAGGGATCAACACCTTTGACTAGTATCAGAACCTCCAAATCATTAAAACCGTCTACTTGGTCTTTTACAAATAAATAAGAAGTTTGTTGAGTTCCAAATGTTGGCCAGTCTTCTAATCTTTGAGTTTTATTAAAAATATACTTTCTAAGTAGTCCACTATTTGAAGACACGGTTAACCCAGACATTTGTGATACGGTTCCACCAGTTATTAGTTGAAAGTACTCTGTTCCTGATTTAAAATTATATTCTTTACCGTCAGATGTGATTAATAGTTTTAAGTTGACGGTGTCCACCGTCCCATCTTGTTTAATATAAGTAACGGGTTTATTCACCAAGTTATTAGCATTATATGGTGTGGATCCTGTAATCGCAGTTGTATTAAATTGATTTCCACTAGTTAATCCGGTTGTATTTGGGTCGTTTATATTATCAAGACTATTAAATGTTAATAATTGTCCCGGATTTATGTTTGATATTGTTTGAGAATCACATAATAAAACCAATACATTATCAGTAAATGGTGTTGAGGGTTGTGGTACATTACTATTAGGTGGTGTGTTATATACTGTGGTTTGAATTATGTTTTCACCCTGAAAATATCTCTCTCTCATGTTTGCCATGTTTATCGATTGAGCTAACGACACATCGTAAGGTGCTTTACCCCAACCTGGTGTAAAATCGTGAGAAGCGAAAGGTACTTTATTTAATCGGTCGAATGCGTCTCCCTGTGGTTGATATCCAGAAAGGAACTGTCTAAATGCTATGTTTAAATTTTCATTATCAGGATCTATACTTGTATTTAATTTTGAGTAAGTGTCAACACTAGTTAAATTCGACAAAATACTGTAATTACCAACAGTTATTGTGTAAATATCATTTTCAGTATCACTAGACGTATCAAGATCTTGTTCGGTACATGGGCAAGACTCACAATCAGGATAAGACATCATTGGTAATGAGATTCTTTTAAATGGGTTTGTTTTTGATAATGGTTTAATGTTTTGTTTTTTACAGTCATCTTTCCTTAATCGAGGGGATAGTATTGCAACCACAATACATATTGAATAAATAAACGTATTAATTAACCATATAAATAAATTAATAATCACTCTAAATATTGGATATAAAAGGGCTAATACGTGTAATATAGTTAAAATAGTCGGCACTAATAAAGAAACGATGGTTATTAAAAACATCATTAAGAAAAATATAGAATCAAAATTTCTTACCCCGTCATTAACTGGTAATTTATTTATCTGATTACAATCTTTACTATCAATCTCTTTTATCCCTAAATGTCTTGATCTATTATATCCCCACTTAAATCTATCGATAAAATTTGCTACAGTATAAACTTTATTAAAATTAAACTCATAAAAGTAATCTTCACAATTAATCGCTGCTTGTGGATCAGCATAGTCGTTCCAATCTAAACTAAACGCATAAGATTTTAGTTGTAATGATGTATCAACATCTTCATATTTACCGGTGTTAGTCCAACCATACTCTCTAATGTTTGGTACCAAATAATCACCTCTTTCTACAGTTGTATTTTCCGGATCTTCGTTTTGGTACTGTACTCTAAATCTGTATTTACCTTTTGTTGGTATTCCGACAGATGGGTCGTTAGATATTACTTGTTCACCAAACTCGTTAGTGGTTACGTAATCAAGGTTCATCGGCACTTCCACTAACCATGTACCGTCTTCATCTATAATTTTACCACCATTAGGTAAACTGTGTTGTTCTAATATTGGTTGTCCACTACTATCATAATCTATTGTCTGTCTTATTGATAATATTTTACCTGGTCCTGTTTCTAAATTACAAAGGTTACCAACATCTTTTTTTGGTTTACAATTACTTCTTAAAAAATCTTCGTTAGATGTTGAAAACAAAGATCCCATAAAAATTGCTTGTGGTTTAACTTCAACACCTAAATCTCTAAGGTCAAAGTCAGTTCTTGTTATTCCAATATTACATAAATCTTCTTCACCCCAAAATGGTGTTACGTCTATGTTTCTTACAAAATTCACAATTTGTGGTAGTGAAGATAAATCCTCAGATGATTTAAATTTTTCACCGTTAAATTGTTCTTCAGCACCAAGACCCACCCGTATTAAGTCTTTTGGTCTTAACGAAAAACACCCCATATCGGATAAATCGAGATCCATAACTATTGTTTGTACACCTAAAGGTACACCAATAATCATAAAATCACCACTATCGTTAGTCTTTGTTGTGTACTTATAGTATTTTTCATACACCTCCAAAACCTCAGACCTAGTTAATACATCGTCTTTTTCGGGAAATGTCCCTGTCGGTGTGTGTCCTCCGAATGTTTGTTTGTATGGTAATAAATTATACCTATACCCGTCCTCGTTTTTATCTGCGGGTTTTTTATATGGATATAATGAGGAAATAACGGGATCGGTTTCGTCAATCTGATCTAATGGTATAAAAATAGAAACGCTAGCGTTTGGTACTCCGTAACCCCCATTAACGATTACTCTACCGGCAACTACACCGTAGTCTGCACAAAATCGAGTATAAACATCACCCTGTCTTAATTTTAAAGAAAGTATCTCTAAAAAATCAAAGTCTTGGTTTATATTTATTCTGATATTTTTATCGGTACCAATTTCAGTTCTTAACCTATAGCTTTTGGTCATCTTTTCTTTTAAAAATAAATAGTTATGTATGTATTTTTAAAGGTAGGTTAGATAAAAACAAAATAAACATTCTTATGAGAAGTCTACCGATTTAAGGTTTTTAACCCTTACTTTAATGTCTTTATTGTCGAATCTTATTTGGTATATTTGATCCGGCTCAGCAAATACTGTGTCGTCTATTAATTCAATTTGTTTGGTTGCCGTATCAATAAATCTTTGGGACGTTTGAGACGATGAGTATTGTCCCCCAACCTTGTTATAAACTTTAAGTTCGGATAGTGATATCACCCCCGCACTATTTTGGATTAATCGTCTAACGTCCGATACGTTCACATTTTGACCAAGTTCTCGATTTTTTGGATTCATATAGTTTGATACTTGATCAATTATTTGCGTAACTGTCTGTCCTTGATTCTGTGAGGAATCTAAAACAACAAATATCTCAAACTCCAAATCCACAACCTTAGCAACGTCAAGAGCAACGTAGTCGTTTATCATTCTATATTTTGATAGGTAGGTTGCTAAATTTGTTTTTAAGTTGTTTGAAACAACCTGTGTTAGTTTACCTATTGTGTCGTAAGATAGTATTTGTACGTTAATTTTATTATTCTTTTCTGTTATAGAAACTTTAGCTGGTGCACCAAACCTACCAGGCATTGTATCAATAATAGATTTATAATCGTTTATTGTTACCGCCCTTTTTTGTGACGAAAAATTAAATGAAACCATATTTCTAACTTCTTCGGTAGATGGTGGGTTTGCTCCTCCAATTGCTGCAGTAACATTATTACAAGTGAGTGACTGAACAACATTTCTATTTATTGAATCTGATGGTCCTGTAACCGACAATTCTACAGACCCAATTTGGTTTATAACACCAACCCCCACATTTGTCGCTAAACCTCCACCAACTCGATACTGTATAAATATTGTAGTGTTAGGTCTAACAGTTAACCCCAATCCAATGTTATTTTGATAGTTGTTTATATCTAATGGAACTCCAGTGTTAGTAAAGTTTTTTAATTGTTCGTTTGGTGTTGTCGTTCCTCCACCAAACTGTACCTTCATAAACCCTTCAGGTGTGTATTCAGTTATAAATCTTTGATCTGTTTTTAAATACCTACCTACCTTAACACCCGCATTATCCACCGGTTTTGTTTGATCTTCAATGAAGATAGTGTCCTCAGCCAAGGCATCAACCTCATACCACTTATTATCTGTCGCATTTAAAAAATCTTGAAACGTGGGGGTACCAGGATATGATGTTCCATCTTTTTGTATTACTGTAGCAACACCTAAAACATTCCTTTCAGGTAAAAATAAGTTAAAGAATGGAACCGCATCTACAGGGTTAATAACTTTTTTAAACACCTTAGTAAATCCATTAACAACCACTTCTCTTTTTGTGATAACATAATTTATGATTTTGTTATTGGCATCAAACGTTGGTATTTTAGTTCTGTTAACAAACCCTTCTTGGTTGTATTGTGTTGAGAAGTCAATATCATATACGGTTTCAAACGTCGTACCTCCCCCATTGATTTGTGCTCCTGCCCTTAAAATTCCTAAATATCTTGTATCTTCCGAATCCCCTAATGGTGGTACCGTGATTGACACGTCAACAAGAGCAACCGATGGTCTATATCCGGGGATTTTTAAACCATATGTTCTTGCTATATTATAAATCGATGATCTTTGTTGTGCATATTGTAATACAGTTTCTTGTATACTCCTATCTATGTGGAAATGTAAGTTGTCAGCAATTGCCGCATTTAAATCCATTAATACAGAATAAACTGATGCGTCATTAAAATTCTGTATCAGTTCCGGATAATACTGTTTTGTGTAATTAATAAGGTCTTGTCTTAACCCCTCAAAATCTCTCTCCGTATAGTTTATCCTATTATTTGCCATTTTATAAATTAATTATAACGAACTCTCGACTTCCAAAAGCCTTAGCTTCGTCAGTGTAGTCTATTTTAAGTTTAGCGGTGTATTCACCAGTGTTTTGTCCGGGTATTCTATATATACTAGCCTGACCTAAAAGTTCATAATTTAAATCACCGGGAGCCTCATCGCTTTCTAAATATGGTTCAATGGTGATATTATTTATAGTTAGGTTAGGTATGTATTTTGCAACCTGTTGCTCAATGTCGGATCTAATACTATCGAACGTCTCACCATCTAATGGTTCAAAAATAAATTCATAGATTCTTGTACCAAAATCAGGTAAATAATATCTAGTCCCTTTTTTTGTTAATATTAAATGTAATAGGTTACTTCTTATCTCTTCTGAAGATTCTTCAGAAATAGACAAATAAAAACCTTTTTCACTTTGTCTAAAGGGAAAATTTATACCATAAGTAATTCCGTCTGCCATATAAAATAAATATAGAGGAAGTCAATTTTGAATAAAGAGTTACATTGAACTAGAATATTTTTGAAAAAATATTTTTGGCATTTCTAAATGGTTATAATATGATGCTTCAATTCTTTTTGATAATCCGCTTTTTTCCATTTGTTTAAGATAAGCTCTATACGACGGACAACAACCCCAATTTTCCCATCTAGATATCATTTTAGCGTTGTTAGGTAAACTTTTATATAGTGTTGGTGTTGATGGGTCAATTAACCCCACAAAGTCATATCCACCTTTAAGTTCTCCCCACACATTGATTCCTCCTCTTGAGAATCCACTAACAGATTTAATTCTAAAATCTTTAACACCATTATTTTTAAGGATACCTTTTAATGTGCTAAGAGAATTTTCGTAATTACTATATATAACATTTTTATTAGTAAAAAGTCCCTTACCTTCTTTTTTCATAAATTTAGCTCCGTATTGTGAACTTGGCATCCCTCCCCATATTACTGTAATATCTTTTGAGTTGGGGTTATTCATGTCTAATATATATGATCCTCCACTTACTGTTTGTGGTTTTTTTGCTGTTATTGTAAACTCAGGTAAGTCTTTATTGATTACGTCAGTACTTTTATCGTATGTTGATTTACTGGTATTAATTGGACCGTCTTTTTTTTGTTGTACACTTTTAGTTAGTTGGTCAGCGATTTTCTTAGCGGCTTCAGACCCTAACCTCCCTATTTCTTCAAAAGGACCTTCTTTTAAGACTCTTTTAATAATTGTTGTTAAATCATCCTCTGTGAGTTTAATAATTTTTCTCATTATAATATTTTATATATAAATATACTGTAAAAAAAAATCCCAACTTAATGTCGGGATTCTTGTAAAACTTTATTTCCTTTTTCGTGTATGGGTTCGTACGGACATTTTAAACATCCGTTACCACAACAACTACCTCTACGTGTATGATATTCTTCAGTCATAACCATTCTACCTTCTTTATCGTAATAGTACTCGTTTGATTGTAGTTTTGGCCCAAACTCTCTAACGTATTGTTGTTGTATCCAATCTTTAGATGCTCCTACATTCATTTTAGTTAGTTTTTCTTTGATTATAAAACGCCAACAATACTTGGTATGTTAGCGTTATATTATTTCCCCATTGTGCTTTCATAATATTTTGTATTTAAACCCCATTTAAATTCATCAATTTTTTTAATATCAAAATCAACTAATTTGTTATTTTTTGTTACTTGATTACATAGAAAAATAAACATATCTTGATTGAAAATATTTTTCATTACATTTATGTGTTTATGAACCCATTGTACATTTCCAATAACATAACCATTTTTACTATCTATTCTATCTAATGATGCAGTATATGATTTATCATTCCAACTAATAGGTAATTTGATATTAATTCCAGATAAATTACATTTACCACTTTGTTTTTTAAATAAGTCATAAATATATTCTTTGGTTAAATTAAAATCTAAATTTCTTCTGTTTGCTCTTTTAGATGTTTTATAATTAGTTATGTTATACCATAAATCACCATTAATACCTCCCTCTTTATTTATTCTATTTTTACAACCACAAGAAATTATACTACCGCTACGTAGGTGAGTCCCAAAAACTTCTGTTATATTACCACATTCACATTCACATCCATATCTTATGTGTCCATTTTTATTCTTTTTTAGTTCTTCAACTACTTTAAGTTTTCCAAAAACTTTACCAATCATTTCAATTTTTTTCATATTTCACAAGTATTTGTTATTATATATAAATATATTGTGAAATAAAAAAAGTAAGGAACTTTTAATAAATTCCTTACTTTTCTAATGTTAAATTATCTCGCAAGATCCGTTCGCACAAGCCAATTCTCCTCGTAGGTCGGTGTTATCTTGTAACTCAATTACTTTAGTAAGATCAATATTAGTTAATGTTTTTACTAAGTTTTCGTATTCTTCTTTTGTACAATCGGAAAACGGGGCCTGGGTATACGAACCTCCGTTGTATGGTAATACAGAAAGTCCATTATAAAAATCTCTGTTATTCCACATCCATTCACCTACCAAGTCCCACTCATCTTCTTTAATTGAAACGGTTGCAGATACGTTGTGAGAATTTTGTCCGTTTCTATGTCCAGGTTTAATCCATTCTTGAGATACTTTTTTAACTCTTTCTAACATTTGGAATACAGACTCGTGTCTTATAATTGCTCCTTCGGGTGCTTTTTGTGGTATACCAATAACTGCAGTATCGTGAGGACGGAAAAACTCATCTTCAATCAACTCAGGGTGATTAATCGCTAAATAAGAATAGATTGATTCGTTTTTACCTACACGGATTCTTCTTAAATAGAAGTCATTATGCCAAGCGTGAATACCTGATGATGTCCCCAATACCAATGATGAGGTACCTGATGGCTTAACAGTTGTCGTTCTTGCTGATTTATTAATCCCAATAAGTGTTGCAACTCTTTCGTTTTCTTCTTTAACCGCCTTAGCGGCTTTTTTCATATCATACCCTAAAACAACCCCTGAACCAATACCTGTCATCCCAACACCAATAAGTGCATCTTTTTCAGTCGTTCTTTTCCAAATATCTCTTAGGTAATGAAAGTCAGTGTATCCGGCTTGTAATGTTCCAATGAACGCCGCCGCTCTAACTCTTTTATCGAAGTCCTCTTGTGATTCAATATCAGACGCATTTACTTCACATAAGTTACAGAATTGAAAAGGTCGTAGTGCGATTTCACAACATGGATTAGTTCCCCAATCTTTATCGTTAGATAAGTAGATTCCTGGTTCTCCTGCTCCTGATAACTCAATACGTTTCCATAAATCCATAAAGAATTCTTTTGTAATTTTGTGACGAAGAAGTACTGCTGAGTTATTTGCTCTACCTCTTTGTGCGTTTTGTTCCCACCAACTTCCTGATTTACAAGAAATCATTTCTTCATCATCAGCCGAGAATAATGAGATAAGTGCTGCTCTTCTAATACCACCTGCAAGTACTGCATCTGCAATATGACATACAATATCGTGAGTTTCGATCGGTGTTAATTTTTCACCATCTTTTTTGTTATCCAACACTTTTGTTATGTGGTGAATACAATCTTTTAATGGTTGAGGTCCTGGTGCCTTTCCTCCTGATGTTACAAGCATCGCACCTTTTTGTCTGATATCTGAAAAGTCAAATACAGGTGTTGACGATTTGTAACCTAAATATGATTCCATCAATACTTTAATGGCATCTGCCCATCCTTCAATAGAATCACCAATTAGGTATCTTCTTGTTCTATCAGGATTTGGTTTTTTAACATCAGGTAATTTTTCAACGTGATGTTTTTGAACTGAGTATCCAACACCTGTTCCACCTAAAAGTAAAAACATTGTTTCAGAGAATGAGTCAACGTGGTCAATTGGCATATATGCGCAGTTGTAAACTCTGTTTGGTGAAATCTCAATTGGTTTACCTCCAAATTGTAATGATCTCATTGATGGTAATACTTTCTTGTCGTATACCATTTTATATACCTCCTCTATCTCATCTTTAATGTGGGGGTACTTACGTTGGTGCATCTCTTTGTTACGAGTTACCAACTCTTCCCAAGTCTCTCTCCGATTCTTTTCGGGTTGAAACTTAGCGTATTTCATAAAGACAGTAATGTCACTTAATATTTTTTGCGAAATATCCATTTTAATTTAATTTAATAATTTATTTTAAGATTCTTGTTGTTCTTTTTGTTTTTTCTTTTCTAAAAGTTCTTTGATTCGACTACGGTTTCTTTCTTCTTTTTGTTCCTCGTGTCCAAGAAACGTAACACTTTGTTCAGTGTCGATTTCTAACATACCGTTATCAAATTTACAGTTTTCAAAGATAACACCATCTTTACCAATTCTTGATTTGGTGATTGCGATGGTTGCTAAATTCATCTCTTTTTGTTGTAGACTCTTAGCCACCGTAATAATTACGTGACCAACTTGTGCTTTTTTAATTGATCCACCCATTTGATCTGTTGTTACAACCTCTGATGATATTGAGCTTCTATTCCCTTGTGTTGCTGTCCATCCGGCGATGTCTAATTCGTGACACATCGCCTCAAATCCTCTCATAACTGAACCTTCACTTTTCCATTCGTCACCCAAATTTTTGTCTGGTACGACACAATCAATATAATCTAAAATTACCATATCAATTTTTGTCCCTTCAGCAATCATTTTTCTAACTTGATTTTTAATCTGATTCATAGTTACGGTATCGGAAGACAACTTTTTCATAATCAACTTATTTTTTCTTGTTGATTGAATTTGTTTAACTTTTTCCATTACCTCTACTCTTCTTTCAGTTAAATCGTCAGGGTGTATTCCAGTCCAAAGTGTTATGTGTTTTCTTTGAATGATTTTAGGGTTGTCTTCAAAAAATATCTGAAGGACGTTATACCCTAAGTTGAATGCGTGGTTTGCAATTTTGGTTGTGAAAGTTGATTTACCAACTCCGGTAGGGGCTAAAATAACACCAATTTCTCCTTTGGCTAATCCTCCTTTTAATAAATTATCTATACCGGGGACCCCAATAGGAATTGGGTGTCTGTAATCATCATTTAATACCTCATCAAGGTTAAAAAACACATCTGCAGTTCCTTTATCTACTTCACCAACTTGTAGTGCTCCTCTCACCATTTCCTCTAACTTATCGTAACTCTCAAAATCACCTTTATCAATGATTGACTGAGTTTTTACCATTACTTTTTGGAGCTCTTGTTGTTTACAGAATTTTAAGGACTTTTCTTGAACAAATACAGATCCTTCGTCAGCAACGTTCTTAACCTGTTCTATTGTATCTAAAATGCTCTTTTGAGCCATAGGTGAACTAATTTCTGATTTTGTTAGTTGTTCAAGAGTATCAAATGTCGGAGTGTGTTCATATTTTGTATAATACTCTCTAATCATTTGACAAATGATTCTAAAATATTGGTTATCAAAATAGTGTGGGTCAATAACTTCAATTATGGAATTAGCGAAATCTTTGTATGTTACTATATTATTTAAAAGTTGTATTTGAAAAGTATTTCCTAAGTATCCGAAGTTCTTTTTGTCTGACATATTTTATAGATTTTTGTTCTGTGTTTTAATAAATACTATTACGCCAACGAATAATTCATCATCTCAAAAGATAAATTTTTGTCTGATAAAATGTCAGTCAATTCTCTTAAAATGTTTTTTATGTCTGGACGTATATCCAGGGTGTATCTTACCTTTGGTGGGTATAATTTCGCGTCAATGATTCTATGACAAATTGTCTCATTACCTACCTTTAAAATAATGTTAAATGTTTCAGGTCCGTCTGTGTTTGATGTTTCTAAAAT